GAATATCTAGGTTTTTGTAAATAATCTGGTTGAAAAAACAAAACATCGCCATATTCGTTATGCGACAAAACAATATTTTTTTGACCTGCCAATTTTGCTAAATAATCTTTTATAGTTTGTGTAGGTTCAGCAGAAGTCCTACCAAAAATTGATTTTGCTTTTGCTTTTAAACTTTGATAACTACTTTGTGCAGAAAAAAAAATTTTTTTTTCTTTTTCTTTTATTTTTGCTTTATTATTTTTTTCAGCAGTTGTAGTTGTATCAATGCTCCTGGCTTGATCTGAAATTAAAACTTTTATTCCAAAAATTTTACAATATTTTTTAGCAATATCCTCCAACGAACTATTGGTACTTTCCAATGGATAATATTTCGGTGGAATAGTTACGTCCTCCAGGATGCCACATTTTGAATAGCCAGAAATAATAACTAAATTTCTGCCTTTATCACTTTTAAATCTGTGGTTTAAAATCGTTCCTGTAAATACTAATCTGTCCGCAGTATTATAAACTTTTAATTCTTTGTATTGTAAAGGCTTAAATATCTCTTGGTGGTCTTTGTTTTGAGCTTCAAATCTACTGGCAAACTCAAATGTACTAGCAATGGAATCCAATTTTAGATTTATGCTTCCTGCTGTAAAATAGCTAATATTTTTTCCATCAATACTAATTCTCATATCTTTTTTTTACAAATGTACCAAAAAAAAAAAAAAAATTTTTTTTCTTTTAATTATATATAACTAATATACTTAACTTATAGTCTGCAAAAGGAGGAGTTTGTTCAGGAGAGAGTATAGTTTCCCTTAAGAGAGTAAAATAAAAAAAAATTTTTATTTTACAATCCAAAGGAAAACTAATGATTAATCTGCTATAAGTTATCGTTAGCCTATCGTTCATACTCTATAATTTACACACTAATTACTCGAATTAGCTTCCTACGGCTTATAGATTCGTTTACCGCCTATCCCAATGTTCCTGCTTTCTTGGATAGCTTTTAAAATAGAGTGCTAGGTGAATTTATCGACGATTGGCTCTATTCGATTTTGTTTTTATACAGGAACAAAAAAACCCTTTAAGGGGTGCAGTCCTAAAGGGTTTGTATCATCTTTTATCAAGAAATCAAAAGGGATAAACCACTTATCAAATGGTTTGCACCCCGTTTGATTTGGCAAATGTATTTTATTTTTTCAGAAAAAAAAATTTTTTTTTATTTTATTTTGCATATTTAATTTCTCTACCTTTCTCAATAGAGAATAATTCATTCAAAGTAATGTTATTTGTTTTAATAAAAATATCAATGTTTAAATCATCTACATCAAGTCCTAAATATCTGTGTGCTAATAAAATAACATTAGTTTTCTTATCTACATAAACAATTCTTTCTCTTTTAGTTTCAAAGGATAAATTATATAAATTATCTAAAGTATATTGTACTAAAGAACTTAAATTTGTTTGTGCTTCTGGATTTGGAGAATAAGCATTTGTTACATCATAAATTGATACTTGTAAACCATCTAAAGTTTCCAAGTAATCATTATAAATATCTTTTAAAATATCTCTCATTCTAAAAACATCAGAAATCAAAAAATAATCTCCAACAATAGGTAATACCATTGCATATCCCAATGAAGCAATTAAACTACCAGATAACATCTCAAAATTCTTTTTGTCTGATAATGTTTGAATAGTAGTTTTTAATCTGTAATATACATTTACATAAGAACTAACACGACCTAAAAGTGCTTGTTCGTACATTGCAGGTAAATCCAAAAAGTTTTGTATGGTTTGAAATGCTGCCAAAGGATCAGCAGTTGTTTTGTCAATTGCTTTTAAACATTTATTAAAAGCATTTTGAAAATCTGAATAGGTATTGGAATCTTGTAAACCTTCCATTCCAGCTTTTATATTGTAAACTCTATCAGTATTTTTGCCAATATCTGCTGTATCATTAAATGGTAAATCAATTGTTCCAAATGATTCTAATACTTTTCTATGCTTTTCTCTAGTATTATCTTTTGGAGAATAATTTACAAATGGATAATCAAGCTCAATAGTTTCGTAAAACGGTACAGTAATTTCTGTTACATTTAATGAAGTATCATCTCTCTTTATACTCATTGGCTGTCCTGTAATCAATCCATAATAAGGATGTGTTACTTTCCATGGTCTAGGATCATCACAAGAAATTTCAAAATTTTCTGATAAATCAATACAGTTAGCACCAACAAAATAAAATACTAATGTAAACCTTCTTCCTTGTGGTTTTTTTCTATCTACTAAAGTTCCGTAAACATTTATAAACTCAAAAACAGAAGTATTAAATTCTTTTTCTAATTCAGTATTTTGTTTAAATAATGGATTATATAATTGTCCATCTCCTGTTGTAATACTAAAGGTTGTATTGTTAATCTTTTCTTCCCAACTCATGTTTTTATATTTTAGATTTTAATACTTTGTTGAAGTGATAATTGGCATTTTTAGCATAAAATAATTCCATTTGTTTTGATGTTTTTATTGCTGCTTCCTGATTGAAATGTGTTGCTTTTGCTTTAGCAACATTTAACTTTCTGCTTCGCATTAAAAAATCTAATTTGAAATCATTTTTTTTAGTTCCCATGTTATATCTAACATCTGTTACCTGAACTAAAAATGTACCTTTTTTTGTTTTAATAAATGTTGGTTTCTTTTCTTCAAAACTAGAAATCATATTCATTGTATTAGAAACGCTTTTTTTACTTCTAACTCTACCTTTTACTAAATTTGTTTTGTTAAACCTACCTTTTCGTTTTACCAATCTATCTCTGCTATTAGCTGTACGAGATTTTTCCATATACATTGAACCTTCATTGTCGCTTCCACCAACTTCATTATGCTCCATACCAACAATAGCCTTTTTACCTTTTATTGGGTTAGGATCAGTATTCTTAAATCCTACTTCTGCATACATGGAATTAATATCTTTTCCAACTGCTCTTTTTACTCCTGTAAACTTTCTGAAAAAACTAGGATTTCTTACAGTCATATTTAATTTTGCAGAATCTAAAATTTCCTTTTTCTTCATTTGAAATGCACCATCATTTAATGTACTTCTAACAGTAGCAGGAAAGGCATATTTATTAAGCCTTTCCAACTTTGCTGTTAAATGTATTATCGCATCAGTATTTACATTTAAAACTTGATTTCGCATAGCTATTTTTTATAAATCCCACTTCTTCGCTACTTCGCCATTAAGAAAATAAGTATTTCCATTAAAACTTATTAGCCTACCTAAAGCATTTGGAAATATACCTATCGCTGTAAGACTTTCATCAATTAAATTATAACTTCTCAAATTACCTTCAATTAATGCGTATAAATCATTTTCTTTTATCACAACATTTGTACTTTTTACAAAAGTATTATTTACAGGATTATCCGAAATATAAGCAAGTTCCCCTGATTCTGCATCATATTGAAATTTTTGTAATTTAAAATCTTCTGCACTTGAATTTAAATTATTTGAAATATAAATATTATTTTGATTTGCATAAATATAAGGTTTGTAATCTGCTGATGATGCAAAATCAACCGCCCCAATATTAACAATGCTTGGTGTACTTAAATTATTTAAATCAAATTGCATAAAAAAATATTTTATCAATGCAGGAATATAACATAAACATAATACATGACCTTGATTTATTATAACATCACAAATAATAGTTTCAGTAAGTGAAAAAAGAAGTATTATTGTACAATTTCTAATTGTAGTTTGTAAATCATTAATACTAGGTGTATCACTATATAATTTTCCATCTTCAAAATAATACATTTTATCAGAATCATTGTAGCTCAAAGGTTGTCCTAAAACTGAAAATACTTCTTCTTTCGCACCACTTAACAATGATAAAGAATATGCTCTTACTCCATCTGCATCTATAATAACTAATAATTCATCACTTGCTTTAAAACCACTACTTGTAAATGAAATAGGATTTTCGTCTGTACCCTCAAATGAATAAGTTGTTCCAACAACATAATTTTCACTCGCTCTTGCAAAGAAAAAATATTTATTTGGTAAAATTTCTAAATCTAAATTAACACTCCAAGTTGTTGCAGTTAAACTCAAAACTTGCTCAATATCATTCAAGCTGTTAGGTAGTTGTTGGAGAGCTTGTAGAATTTGATATTGTGAAGTATCGCTGTCTTGGGTTTCAGTTGGCGTAATTCCAACACTTTGCAACAACTTGTAAATGTTAGTCAATAAATCTCCGTAAATTTCTTCTACAACAGGTGTTCCGTTTAAAGTATCAGTTTCGTTTTGAATTGTACTAAATGGAAATTTAGCATCTGAATTTTGTGGTACATCTAAATTTTTTATCGTTCTCATGTTTTTTTTTATTTATGATTCTAATACTTCTATCCAACATTTTACATTTTGTACTCTAGGACTTACCTCTGCTAAACAATATTTTAATACAGTAGTTGATACTGGTTTAAAAACAGGTGTTGTAATATTATTATCAGTACCCATATTTGTACTTTGACTTTGTAAAAATATTCTTGAATAATAATTAGTATCTGACATTGCATTTTGTAAAACAATAACTACTTCAAAAGCACTACCATCATATTGAGTTGTAGCACTAACAATATCTCCACCAACTGCTAATGTAAGTCCACCACCTGTTTGTGGATCAACTACAAAAAAACCTATGTTTTTTGGAGAAACAAATCCATCAATTAATGCTTTATCTCCCATTGATAAAAGTCCGTTTCTACCTGTTGTTGCCAAAAAATCTCCAGAATCTACTCCAATAATTCTTTTTGTAAAAGCAACTAAATTTGTCAAAGGTGTTGTAGCAACAGTATCTATTGCTCCTGCATCTTCCTGTGTTTGGTTCGCTTTTTTTAAATAAAAAAAATCAGAAATCATCGCATCTAAACTTGTAGCATCAGCTAATCTTACAACAGATACACCACCACTTGTTTTGATAACCCTAACGTACTCATTTGCTAAAAAGCTACCTGAATAGGTAATTGCAAAAGTTGTCGCTCCTATGCCCTTAATTTGAGTTTCTGTTGTTTTAGTTACAGAAGCTAAACAAACGATATATTCTCCATTTTGCATATTTGCCAATTTAATATCAACTGACAAAACACCTCCAACACTTGACAAAGGATAAATGTAATCGTTCTTTGATGCTAATGATTTTAAAGCATCTACAATCTGAAATCCGTTTGTTTCGTTATCAGGTAAACCATTTGGTATAATTCCATACAATCGCATTAATTTTGCTATTGCTTGGTGCATATCGCCTTTAACTCTTTCATTTACTCCTGTACCATTTCCTGTACCTGTATTGTCTTTTATTCTACCATCTGGATAATTGACTAAATCTGAATTATCTACGTTTGGGTTGCTGTTTAATGCTCTCATTTTTTATAATTTTAAACAAAGTTAATAAAAGTAAACGCTATAAGGTGCGCTGGTTTTAATTTTAATACTAATTCTCTAAATTCTCTTTCTCTAATTGCTGGTATTTCTGCCATTTCTCCTAGCGTTTCTCCGCCTATAAAAAATGTTGCCCATAAATTACTACCAACAGAATAACTTTCGTTTGGTTCAATTAAATTTGCAATTAAATCACTCGCTGTACTTCCATGTTGCGCTCCAATTCCATGTTGAAATCCGTTTCCATGTTGAACATTAGTTGGAGAATCGCCATTGATTTGTTCTGGTGTTTTGTAAACTTTTACTCCACCCTCCATAAATCCATTCTCAAAAACATAAACATCAAATCCTGCTAATCTTAATTGATATTCGATATATGCTCTGCCTTGTCTTGCTTTTATATTTCTACCTCTAGCCATTCTTCTAAAAATAGCTTCTCTCCTTTGAATTAAAGTCAAATTTACATCAGCAACTATTCCAAAACGATATTCCCAAAGCTCACAATCCTGTAAATTAAAATTATTATTATCAGGAATACTTGAATCTAAAGTTAATCTCGAATCATCTAAAATACGAATAAAACTTGTGTTAATAGTCAAATGTAATTTGTCCATAACACTACCTCGCAACATATTAAATGCTCTACCTGTCGGATATAATTGACTAGCCAAATCTGACATAAAAACAGAAAAGCTAAATTTACTTTTTGTCGGAAATTTATGTGGCGTAGCAAATCCATGTGGTGTACCAAAACCATGTGCTGTACTTTTTTCTGTTACATTATATCCCATTTATGTAAATATTAAGTTTCTTAAATAAGGTACAAATCCTAAATCAAATTCATAAAAAACAGCAGCACCTCCATCAACTGTCATAGTAAGTGTATTGAAGTAATTTCCGTTTGTTAAACTATCTGTAACAACTGCTTGTAATTTTCCTGAATACAAAATATCATTTTTATTTCTTCTTAAATCAGCACCATCAATAAATGGTCTTACTTGGTATAAAAAGTTTTCAATATTACTTTGAATAGTATCTTCAATTGCACTTGTATCATTAAATAATCCATCAATTGTTACATCAACAGGTATTCTAGTAATTGAACTAACTTGAACATCCGCTTGTAATGGTTTTCTGCTTCTTTCGTAAGGTTGTTTTGTAATATCAGGATCTTCATTTATAACATCAAAAACATCATCTAAAATAGTTTCAGAAGGAATACCTGTACCATCTTCACTATCTGCTTTTGTAGCTTCTACATAAATATCTACTACACTAGCATCAGCATCTCTTACATAAGGATAAACTAATCTAACTCCTTGCGCATCTGTCGCCCATTGTCTGTAATCGCCTTTGCTACCTCCTTGTGGTTCTAATTGAATTGCTGTAAGAATTGCTTGTCTGTATAATTCAGTTTCTTCTGCTGCTTTTGGTTGGTCTATTACTTCGGTTACTGTTATTGTTTTATCAACTCCAATTACAGGTTCGGTTATAGTCAATCTGTCATTTACATTTAGGTTAAATGTAGTTCCTGAACCTGTTGAACGAATTTCAATTACATCGCTTGTTCCTGTCAAAGTATATTCAGAATCTAATACATAAACTTGACCTGGACTTAAAGAATCATCATTTGATTTAAAAGTTAAATTCGCTCTTAAAATTGAACCTGCAATTCCAATTACAGAAACTTCAAATACTCCAATTGTAGCAGGAAAAGGATTCCTATTTAAATACATTCTGCCTAATCTTTCTAAAGTTCCACCTTGTAATTCAGTTGAAGCTGTATCAGGAAAAATATTATTTTGAATATCTCGCAAATACAAATAAACCAAATGAAATTGACCTGATAAAACAAGTGCCAAAGCATTAAATGTTTTCTTTAATTTATCCGAAAAAAGATTAAATCTATTTTTTAAATCTCCAGAAATATTTTCATTTATTTCTTTAATAGTTGGTATGTTTTTCATATTACTTTATCTATTGTTAATTCATTTTTGGCATTCTCATAAACCAAAACAAGTTGCCTATCTTGTTGGTTTGTTTTTTCTGTAAAACTAATACTTATTTCAAGTCTATTTACACTACTAATTGAAACTTCTACACTAAATGTAATAACATCGCTCAAATAGGCTAAATCTACATTACACGCTTGTATAATTGCCAATCTACCTGAACTGTTTAAAGCTACATTTTGAATTGTTCTTTCTGTTGTTGAATTAAACTGAACTGAACTTGCATCATTCCAAATTAAAGCATTTCCCCAATAGTCAAATCTCTCCTCTTTTTCAGCATAACTTTGTTTTGTATCGCCTTCAAAATTGCCTGAAAAAAGTGCTAAATAAATTTGTTGGTATAAAGATTCGCCCATTAATAAATCATCGTTTACAATAGCAAAATCTCCACTTGCACCACTTTCAAATAAAAGTATATCTGTCGTATTCATAGTCTATCCTTTTTTAGCTGTTTTTGTTGATTCAAGTTTTACAGGTATTCCATTTAATTTGCTAGGATCATAACCTGTTACTTCTCCTCCATCTACTTTTACATTAACTAACAATTCTCCTTTATTTTGAAAATCCATAAAAGGATTCATACTACCAAAATTATTTTGTTTTCCTGATAAGTTTTCAGGTGTAGGATTTGACCATACAGCAGGTACAGAATTACCCATAAACCCTGTTGGAATAGATTTATCATACATAGAAACTTTTGCGTTTTCTAATTCATTAGAAATTCCTTTCAATCCTCCAAAACCAGGAATCCTACTCATAATATTTGTAATTCTAATTAATGAATCTAAAATACTATTTTTTAAAATATCGCCTAAAGCTGAAAATGCTTTCGTTATACCTCCTTCTTGAAAAGCCTTTGTCAAATAACTCCAATTATCATAAATATCAATTATAAAATTTAACATAGTTCCTAAAGGACTTGCTAAAGCTAATATTGTTCTACCCCATTCGTCAAAATGATTAATAACATCATTTACCAAAACTCCTAGCAAAACAAATCCACCTATAATTAATGCTATCCAACCACCTAAAGCTAATGATGAAATTCCTATCGCTCCTGCTGCTAAAGAAAATGAAACTCCAATTCCTTCAATTAATGTTACAACCCAAGTTAAAGTACGAAACCATGCAAAAAATGAATATATTTTTGCCATCCAACCAAATACAGTAAATACAGCACCTAAAGCAGCAAAAGCTCCTACAAGTTTTAAAATACCTGTTACTGCTCCAGGATTTTCTTTTAAAAATCTAGTTGTTGATTCCAAAACAGGTTTCATTTGTTTTGATAATTGAGTAAGTGCAGGAAGCAGAGCATCTCCAATAGTAATAGATAAATCTAATAATTGATTTGTAAGTCTTTTTAATTGCGACCTTCTATTGTCAGAACGTTCTGCATAAGCCTTATTTAATTCATTGTTGGTTTCATTTAAAATATCATTGTAAGCAGTTGTATATTGATTAAGTCCTTTTTGGTTTTTAAGCAAAACTCCAATACCAACAGAAGCTCCTGCTCTACCCCAAATTTGGTCTTGGTTATATCCCAATTCCTCTCCTTTTTTTAATATCTGTGCAAATGATAATAAAACATCTTTTTTGTTTCTTGCAACTAATTTTGAAAATGAAGTAATGTTTAATTGCTTAAATATCTTTTTAAATGCTCCAGCACCTTTTGCAGCACTTCTAGTCATTAATCCAATTTGAGAAATTGCTGACGATTGTGTTTGATTTACCGCTGTTAAACCTGCAATCATAGCATCGTATTGAGCAGAAGTACCTCCAACAAGTCCAAATGGAACAGCACCTTCTGAATAAGTAGGAGATAATTGAGCAAGTGTACCTTTACCATGCTTCATAATTTTTTGAGCTTGGTTTGCTGATTGTTGAGCAGTTAAATTTTCAGAAGCAAATGCACCTTGTTTAGCAAGTATTAATTCAGTAGCATCCTGCATTGTTCCTATACCACCAATAGAAAGTTTTTCAGCAGCTTTTAAAATACCCATTACGTTTGGTTGTTTAACACCTGCTGACAATAAATCGTAATACGATTCCGTAATATTATCTAAACCACTTACACTTTCTTTTGCTAATTCCCTTACTTGTTTTGCTAAAATTCCTAAACCTGTTGGTGTTTCATGTAAAATAGTATTTATTTTACCCATCTGATCTTCAAACTGAATCGCATCATTTACAGGCTTTATAAATGATGCTCCAATAATAGAAGAAGTTAATAACATTCTTGAACCTAAAGCAGTCATTTTACGACCAATTCTTTGAGAAGCACCCTCGGCAGCAGTACCAAAACTACCTACGTTTCTTTGCATTGTATTTATAACACCACTAAACCTATCAACAGCAGTAAATATTGTAGGAACTCTCATTGTTGCTATTGCCATAATATTTTTTTTTATAAAAAAACCCAAAGCAGTTTTACTACTGGCTTTGGGTTTTGTTTAATTATTTTTTATTTCTTAAATTATCTAATCTTAAAAGTTCATTGTACCAATACAAAATACCTTTAAAATCAAAATCATCACAATACATATTTTCAATCGTTTTTGGTGTCCAATGGTAATTATCAACAATACTCATTATCATATTGTCTAAACCATCAAAGCACCAATTACGAAAAAATTGAACCTACTTGCGAAATTACATCATAATCATAAGCACTAAACTTATCTAACATTGCAACTGGCTGACTAATTATATAACTTGTCATTCTTAATTGCAAAGTAAAGATTTCATTTTGTGGATGTAATCCTTTTGCCAAATCTGCCAAAGTCAAAGGTTTAATTCTTGTCTTAAATGTTACCTCCGATATTGAAACATCGCCCTTGTCATTTTTAATAGGACTTGATAATTTAAATACAGGTAAACCTTCTGAATCAAAACTTAAAAAACCATCCATAATAGCATCTAATACATCAGGATAACCCTTTTCTAAATCATCATTGGTAGCAGGTACTCTAACGTGCTTTTTTACATATTTGTTTACTAAAGTACCTAATTCCGCAATTGCAACTTCCTTTTCAATTACTGTTTTCATTTTTCCTTTTCTTTATTAATTATTAAATTGTTTCTAAAAATCCTGCTCCTGCTACTTTCAAAGTCATTACAGCAGTATTTGAATCCGATTGAATATCTCCAACAGGACTGCCTTTTCCTTTCAAAATAGCACCAGAAATGTGTGAAATAGTCCAAATTCCCTCAACAGGAGAACCTGACATTAAATTCAAACTATCTTCTTCGTAACCACTAACCAAATCAACTGCAATAGGACAATCAAACATCCATCTTGTATTGTTAATTTGTCTAATGTTTTGACCATTTGAAGTCAATTGACTTTGATCGTCATTGGTTCTTCTACCACCTTTATCAAGGTTTCCACTTTCGTTTGCTTTTGGAGAGTAACGATATGTATTACCTAAATGGTTACAAGTAATATCTAATATATCTCCACCTAAAAATACTGCCATAACTTATATCTTTTAAAATTAAAATCCTGCTTTAACTGTTGTACTCTCAATTCTTGCAATTCCAGTAGTTTTGTAGTCAAAAGCAGTTTCAAATCTGTTTGGATTTGTGTTGCTAATTTGAACTTGTAAACTGCTTTTAGAAAATGCTGCATCTTTTAATAAAGCCTTTTGAGCTAAATTATCAAACATTTCATAAACAACCGATTTCCAATCCATAGGTTTAACACAACCATCTACATCAACTAATTGTGTATCTGAAATTAATGTTTTATCTCGCAAATACAATTTCTCTAAAGTAATGTAAGTATCTTTTACGTTAAAATGAATGTTCAACGTTCTTGGATAAGCATATAATAATGGTGTTTCTCCTTCTGGATGATATGTAGTTACCAAATCTTGTACTTTGTAAGTACCATTTTCAAGTATTACAGTTGAACAACCTTTTTTTACCAAGTAATCTCTGTTGTTGTAATCGCTCATATCTCCAATTACTCCATCAACTGGAACTGGCATATCAGGGTAACTTAAATTATTTACGTCTAAATGTGGTGTATTTTGAAAAGTAACTGCTACTAAAGCTGCTACGTTTGCACTAGCTTCAAACTTAAATCCATCAGAATTTGGTGCAACACAAATTACGTTTGTAACTTGGTCTATTCTGTCAGCATCATCAGTAATATCAGATAAATCAAATCTATTTTCATCTGTTTCTCCAAAATAAGCACAAAATGGTTTAAATACTAATCCTGAATAACGACCTGTTGGATTTGTGTCATTTGGAACTCCATTAAATTGTTCTAAAACATCTAATTGTGCAGTTCCATAAGGATTAAGTACAATAGTGTACCAATCATCTCCAAATTGAGCTAAAGCACCAGATATATCTACTGAACCTGAACCATAAGATTCATCCGTTTGACTGTAAGATAAACCTGCTGTTTCTGTTCCTGTATCAACTGTTATTTTTAATTGTGCGCTAGTTGTACCTGCCCATTTAGATTCAAAAGTTACAACTCCTGCTGTTCTTGATGCTGTTGCAGGTGCGCCTAAAACTGCGTTTATTGCATTACGCATTTTAGTTGCAATATCAGTAGGTTCATCTCCTACTACTACATCGTAAGAATAAGGCTTAAAGTCTAAATCGTAACGACCATTAACAACTAATCTGTGAGTAGTGTTTTTTGTCGCTGTACCTGTTACAGTAATTTCAATACTTGTTGCAGTTGCTCCACCTGAACTAATTTGTGGAAAAACTATTGTTGGAATACCTCCAACTCCATCAGATCCTTTTGGTCTTAAAATACACATTTGTCTGTGTATTGGAGAACCATAACCATATAATAATCCTGCTTCATCTGAACTTGTAACTTCTCTTTTTGTAGTAGTTAAACCCATTTGATTTGCAGTATTAGCTTCTCCAAGTACCGCTATAATTTGAGGTAAATTTGGCGTTTCCTTGCTAAAGAAACCTTTTTTAATGTTGTAACCGCTTACTCTTGAAATTCTTTCTGAACCAACGGCAGTTGATATTGTTCCCATATTTTAATTATTAAAAATTAATTTTACTCCTTTTGATGTATTTTCGTAATTGATTTTAGTATTGTTTCCTTGTAAAGCAACTCCTTCCCACAATGCTTGATTTTCTTGAACTCCAACTATAAAAATTGTTCTAGCAAATCTAATGTAAGAAGCATCGTAATTTGAGTGATTTCCAAAGTTTGAGTAATCTGTATCTACCATTATTCTTTTAATGTATTTCGTACCAATTAATCCTGGAGGAAACAATAAAGTAGGCATTTTACCTGAACTTAAAATATATCTGATTAATCCTAAATATCTGTAAAGTTTTGTTTTTGAAACAATACTTGGAAGTGTAGTATCTTGACCATATCCCGAACAAAATAAATCAATAAAATACATACAATTACCTCTTACATCTCTTTGAGTATAACCTTCAAAATCATCTTCTTTAAAAGCTACTGTAATTCCTACATCTTCTTCTTTTGAAAATGGTTCAATGCGCTCTAAAAAAACTTCTACATTTTCTTCAAAACCTTGAATCTGTATTTGGTTTTCAATTTCTTCTGCTAAAATTTCTGCAATTCTATTCGTAACTAAACCAAAGCCTTGTAATGGTATTGTTTCTGTTAATATTGCCATAATTAAATCGGTTTATAATCTCCTAACCAAATTGTAATAAGTCCTAAATTCTCGTCTGGTACATTCTCTCTAATGATGTAATTCTTTATAGTTCCTGTACTGTCTGCAAAATTTACTTTGTGATACTTCAAATCAACTTCTTCAATTCCTTTCTTTGATGTTCTTACAGGATAACCTTGTGATGTTAATGCTAATTCATCTATCGTACAATGTACGTTTTTAGTATTTACTTGGTTTCCATCTGAATCAAAAGAACCTGCTACTTTTACCGCCCATCCTTGAATGTTTGCTGTCTTTGTACCATCTGGAGTTATAATTTCTAGTGAGATATTATAACCTCCAGAATTGACAAATTTTTTAGCATCTCTTTTAACTAAATCAAAAAAATTCATTTAGATTATTTTTGAGTTTTTGGCTTTTTTGCTACTACAACTTTTTCTTCTACAACTTCAATATTTGCAGATTCAGTTTCAGCTTTAGTTTCAACTTTAGTTTCAGTTGTAGGCTCTACTACTAATTCAATAAAACCAGCATCAACTAATCCTTTTACATCTGATGTTAATTGACTTTCATCAACAACCTCGTTGCACTTGCCAACGAGATTGTTTTTTAATGAATGTGCTATAACTAATATTTTATACTTTGCCATGATTTCAGCTTTTTAAATTATGCTAAAACTTGCATTGTGTAAATCTTATCAATCGTAAATGGAACTACCAATGGTGCAGAAGTTAATTCGATTGTGCTTGACATAGTTTTTTCATCACTATATGGTCTAATCAAATAATTTGCTTCTACGATTCCAGGTATTCTAGTTGTTTTACCTGCAATTGAAACTTCATTCATTGTTGGTAAACCACCAAAAATAGTTTTTCCTTGAAAATCATCTGGCATCATTACAACCAAATTTTCAGCTAAATAATACTGTGTAGCACCATTAGCATCAGTATATTTTTCGTTGTAAGTCCAAAGGTTTACATTGAAATCTCCTGCTGCAACCATACCATGATATGCAAAACCTGAAACTCCTTCAAATTGTGGCATATTAATATTGATACGTTGAATTTGTTGGATAACATTTGCACCTTGCTCTTTTACTTGTGTAGTAGCTAATAACGCTTCCAAAGCAGCAGAACGCATTACAACGTTTACAGAAGATCCACCTGAATTACCAACATTTCTCAAAAAGTCTAAACCTTTACGAATATCAGTTAATGGTGTAGCAGTAGCAGATACTGACCAATAATCTCCAGCAGTATCAACATTTACCATTGAAGTAGCTTTACGCTTGAAATCAATGTTATCTCCGTTTACCAATGTTACAATACCTGTTTGCAAAACATCAGCTTGTTGTTTACGGATTGCACGAATAATCATGTTACGATTTTTCTCAACACCTTTAAAAGCATTGGTAGCAATGATTCTGTTTACTTGTGCATTTTCTAAACCTACTCCTAAAGAAATGTTATTCATGTAAACATTATCTCTATTGAAATCATAATCCAATTTAAAATAAGGTGGAATATATTTCTTTTCTGTAACTTTTGAACTTTTTGTTTTGTTTCCTTCGGTAAATCTAACAACATCAACTGCTATTAAATCATTATCTCTTTGAACTTCAACATCTACTTCGTAAGTAGGTGTAGTTTCTTCTGGAAACCAAGCAGCGAATCCTGTTCTTACAGGTATCATTTCTTCAAATTTACCAACAATCTTTTTGGTTAGTAAATTACTGTGTTCTTGAATTGAAATTGCCATAATTAATTATCGAATTTAGAAAGCTCGGTTACGTTGTTTAAAACGAATCCTAAAGCGGTTAATACATCTTTTAATGCTTTTGAACCTACAATGGTATCAAGGGTAACTCCTGTTGGTAAAATTAGTAATGAAGCATCAATATCTCCATTTAATGCGTAATTAGCAGTTAATGAAGCTGCATCAGCCATTAAATTTTCTCCTTCAATTTTTAAAATACCAATAACGTTTGCTAATGTAGCAGAAGTAGCAGGACTGAAACCTTCATCAACACCACTTGTACCACCTACAATTGTAAATGTTGGAGCAGTACCTGTTCCTGTTGCTGATAAGTTTGTTTTGTTTCCAACTGTTGAAGCTGTAAAAACTACTTCATCAAAATCTAATGTTTGAGCTGAACCAGTTGAGTAATTAGCTAAAGCACCAGAATAAGTACCTGTTGCTGTTCCAGCACCTGTTGTAGCACCAACAGCTAAATTTGCAAAAGCAGTAGCCAATTGTTGAGCAGTTGTAGCAGCAGTTGAAGTGTAAGTTAAACCTGCAATAATCATAGTTTGACCTGTTGTCAATGCTACAAATTTAGCTGTTGCAGTTTCAAATGTACCTGAATTTCTTACTACTAAAATACCATCTTTAGCTAAAATAGATTCTCCAATGTTGTTTATAAAAACACCATTTCCAAAACGATTTCCGTAAGTAAAAACTTGTTGTTGTTGAATATCAACCGTTGATTGATTTCTAGTTGCATTTCTTTGAGTTGCGTATATTCCCATCTTTTAAATTATTTAAAGTTTAAAATTAAAAGCAGATTCAATTTCTTTATCATGCTCACTTTTTTCATTCAATTCAGTAGGAGTTCCTTCTGTTACAATAGCAGGTGCATTATCAGATTTTAAATCTTCTAATTTTCCTTTTTGTGCCATCTTAACTAGGAAACTATGTGATTGAGTTTGTGTAATCTCTAAACCACTAGCTATTCCTTCTGATACTGCTTTCGGATCTGCTTCCGAATAAGCCATCCAAGAACTTACTCGCTCTTGTTCCAATTTAACTCCTTCGCTTACTATCTCTTGGTAAGCATCTGGAAATTGGCTTTTAAATTCTGATTTGTTCATCATTTTTAAATTTGAATTAATATTTGTTGTTGTTGCTGTTCTAGTTTGTAATAAAATGTTTTTTATAACTTCTGATTTTGTAGATATACCATCTATAAATTTACCTACTGAATCCTTTGCAAATTCATCGTGTCCATCGCTAAAATCAGTTCCTTTGAGTATTGGTCTATTGTTTTCAATCAAACTCAAAAATCTTTCATTAACAGGATTAAGTAAATCATTTACAATTAATGTGTAATTATCTTTATTTAATGCTTGTTCAAAACCTTCGTTTTTCTTAACTGATTTTGTTGCGTATAATCTGATGTGCTTTTCTCCTTCTCCATCTGTTGTATTTGCTTCTCTACCTTCAAACTGAATCATAGTTCCACAACTTCCAACTGTACTCATTTCACTTTCAGCATAAATCTTTTCGCAAGAACTTAAAATACCATAAGCTGCACTAGCAGCCATTCCACCTTTTTTAATCAATCCGAATACTGGTTTAGTTTTTCTAATTTCAGAAATAGCATCTGTAATTATTTCTACTGCCATTGTCGAACCACCACCTGAATTAGCATATATTAAAAACCCTTTTATGTTTTCATTTTTGCTTAACTCTAACATACTTTCAGATAGTTCAGTCATTCCACAACTTGACATTCCACCACCTACTGTTATTGCACCATTAAGATTTATTACTGCAATACCTTGTATATCTTCATTTGTCGGTTCGTAATCTTCACATTCTTCGTAATCTTCATAATCATCACAATCATCACTTTTTGTATTTAAAACTGAAATAGAATTATATTTCACTTTTGGCAACTCTAAATTTTGACCATTTTTTGAATTTGAAATAATTTGAAGCATTGCTGGTAATGTTTTGGAATCTACACTCCAAACACCCATTCCATAAACCTCTTTTGCTAATTCAAAATTCATATTTTCTTTATTAATTATAAAGCAAAAAACAGCTCGTAAAAATTAATCTACGGCTGTATTATTTATTTTTATTAATTCTTTGTTTCACAACAATAAATTATTTGTTAGGACAAATGTATATAAATAAATTAAATAAATGATTTTTTTTTAAAATATTTTTTTCTACAATAAAAAAATCACACTAAATTAATAGTGTGATTTCCCAAAATTAAAACAATCTATGAAAAAAAATTACCTTACAAATATATTTAAAAATCTAATTACTCTCTCAAAATTGATAAAATCTTTTTTATAAGATTAGAATTTTCTTTTGTAAGCAAATCAATTTTTAAATTGTACTGTGATAAAAAGTTTCTTTGTTGCAAGAATAAAATAAATATTACGAATCCAAGTATTAAATTTAAAACAACAGAAACTATAATTATAAAAATCATATTAGTATTTTTTATTAGTCAATGTAATCTAAAGCAGTTTGTATTTCATTTGCTTTTTGAGAAAAGTTGCAGGACTGCTCCAAACTTTCATTTTTTTTCTGTTTTAAATAATCGCTTAAACTTCTTCTAGCATTATTTAAAATCTGTACCATCTCCAATTCAGATAAATTATCATCAGAATTTACTATTGTGCCAATAAGTAACTCGGTGTTTCCAATTACTATTTCTTCTCTAGTTTTCTTTTTTAGTAAAGTAAATTTTATCATTTTTCGTTTTCTTTTAATATTTTGACTAAAATTCCATCTAATGCTTTTGGATTTATTTCATTAGCTACAATACATTTATTTATTAAGTTTTTATCTAATAAATGATTTCTCATTACAAGCAAGTTATTAGCTACTACAATATCATAAAAAGCTGTTGTTCCTTCTGGTGTTGCTTCAAACAAATCATTATACTTTTTGGTTTCCTTTTCTAAAATACCATAAATACTTTTTAAGTTTGATTTCAATTTTAGGTTTTTAATTTGCTTTGATGAATAATTTAAATCATCAATCAATTCAATTGCTCTTTGTAATACTACTCTTAACTCAATCTGATTGAATCCAAGTTCTTGTTCTTTGCTTAAATTCATAGTTCCAATTTTAAGTTAGATTTATTACTAGCGTTTTGTGCTTGTCTTTGTTTAAATTCTCTTGAAATCCATGTGCGAATTAAACAACCTTTACTTTCTGGAGTAACAGAATTTATTGCCCCTTGTCTAAAAATTAATTCTTCCTTTGCTAAATTACTAAATACAGATCCAAAAATATTTACCTGTTGTGGTAACTGGTGTTTCTCCAAATATGCTTTTTTAAAATCATTTGCAGAAAACACTTTGAATTGTAATTTTACCCATTCTACTGCAAAATTAAAACATTCATTATAATCATGCTTATTAGCCATGCGAACTCTATGTAGAGCTTCGTCTTTTGTTTCTTGGTAGTTTTCCATAATCAAGTTTTTAAATATTCAAATCCAACTAACTTGTAATCTCTTTCAAGAATCTTAATAACATTCTTAAAGTTTAATGCAGAAATGTATAAACAGTTTCTTTTGATTATAACATTACCTTTTGTTTTAAATGTTGGTCTGCCTAATAATAATTTGTCTTTTTGCTTTGTAGCTTCTTCAAAAGAAATTTCTTTTTTTAAATTTTCATATTTAGCTTTACAAATTGTTTTTGATTCTCTACAACACTCAAATAAAGTGTGGTTTTTTTGTGGTAACATTTTACCTTCCAAAACAGTTGTTTCTTTTATTTCAGCTTGTTTTACAATCTCAATCTTATCTTCTGATACCTTTTCTAATTCTTGTTTTCTCATGTTTATTGATTTAAATATTTAATACCATCAGTTACTTTCTTTGTAAGCAAAACCATATCCTTAACTGGAACTTCAAATCTGAATTTAACCATACTTGGAAAATCTGAATGTTTTGGAATAAATGGTAAATCGTACAAATCTTTTTCATACAGAAATCTATACTTCCAGGCATCATCTTTTAAATGCTTTTCAATGTAGTCCGTATTCTCTACCATATCTCGCATTTCAAGTAGGTTTTGTTCCGTAGGCATAAATGCAATAGCTTCTCCAATATTAACGCCATGAATGATGCAATTAGAAACTATTTGCCAATACTCCGAAGCATATTCCTTTTTAAAAACTTCTACATTTTGTTGTAACAAAACTTTTACATAGTCAAAATGATTTGACATTTGATAACACTTTAATTCAGAAATTCCAATCTTTACTCCATTATTTAAAATATTGAAATCTTGTGATCCACTCCATTGAATGTGTTTTGGATGTATTGTTGTTTTGTCAATTACTAATTCATATTCATTTCCTAACTGCCAATGAACATAAGTTTCCCAAGCCTTACCCCAAATCATATCCTGTTTGTAAATTGGTAAATCTAAACCTCTACCAAATTCAAGTTCTTTTTTCTTATTGTTAAGATAGGTTATTGCTCCTGCTCCAAATCCCATTTCTTGCCTTCCCTCAACCAACAGTAAACTAACTTTACTGCTGGTTATTCTTGCTACTCTATTTGCACTATTGTTCATTCTTTAGTTTGTTAAGTTGGTAAATTACTTTGTCGTAGTTTTTAATATCCTTTTCTTTAATTACTTTTTCAATAAAATCTAAATCAGATTCTTTTGTAATTAATGATTTCTTTTCTTCAAACAATTCAATAATCTTTTCTTGCTTTGAAACATCTTCATAGTCCGTATCAATAGTTGTAAAAACATCTTTTACTTCTTCTACTGACTGCATTCCATTTAATATATCTGGAGCATATAATCTACCAAAAAAACTTGCTGCACGATATTGAAACATTAATTCAGGCATTGTTTTCCATTTTGAACCTGGTTTAGATAACCAACCTTCTGACTTGACCATTAACCAAGTTACTAATGTTCCTGTAATTCTGTTACCTTCAAAATCATCAGTATATGCTCTACAACCATAATCATCAGATTTTGAATCTGCACCTATAAATTCAAATCTTAATGGTTTAAATCTACCACATGAATTTAAAGCAGCTATTATAAACGAACTTCTCCAACTTGGCTTTCCTTGAATAATATCAAGGTTTTGCATAACCATAAATGGACTTACTCCTATTCGTGTTGCCATCTCTAAAGCAATCATTGTATTTGGAATATTACCTTTGTATGCTTGTGGAACTAAATCTGAACTGCACAATCCTTTTGCAATTCTTTGACCATCTTCAAATGATGCTATCGTGCTAAATATTGAAGCATCTGCTTTTACTATGTTTGACATTTTTTTTTAATTTAAGTTATTATTACGTTTTTCTAATTTTTGTTCAATCCACTCTCGCATCTCAATCTTTTCTTCTTCTGTTAATCCTTCTGTATCTGTTTCTTTTGGATATTCAATTTTAAAAAGAAATGGATATGCTAACAAAATACAAATTAAAGCTCCAACACCAAGTCCTATAAAAAAATCTAGTATATTCATATTACAAATCATTTAGTTGAATTAATAAAACAGATTTAAAATGTTTGATTTGAAAATTTAGTTCCCCAATGAATTGTTTTATTTCATCGTTTTTTGTTTCTAAATTTATATCAGAAAAATAAACCTCTAAACTTTCTGCAATTACTTTCTTATCATTAGCTAATCGTTTTACTCTAGCAGCATTTTCTTTCTTTAAACGAATAGCATCTTTTTTAGATAATTCCAAATCAATTGCTTTTTGCTTTTCAGCTTTTTCTTTAAGCAATAATTCAAGTTCTTGTGCTTCTTTTAATTGTTGTTTAACAATTTCTATATGCTCTTTCGCTTCTTTAATTTGATTTTTTGCATTTAATAATATAGATTCAAATTCAGTTATTGAAGCATTAAATACTAATTGTTCATTTATATTTTCTATATCATAAATAACAAAACTAAAACCATTATGCGGAGTAAGCACAACCCCAATTTCATCAAGTCTATTTTTACGAATTTCAAACTGTTCGCCTTTTTGTTGCATCTCTTTAAATTCTCTTTCTCTTTGTTCTGCATCCAATCTGTCTTGAAGTTCTTTTGATTTACGTTCAATCTCTAAATTTATTTCTTTTAAACGCTCATTTTCCAAACGCTGTTGCTCTTTTTCTTGAACCTCGCTACATTTGTTATCCCAATAACTTTGAACTCTAATTCGTGCTTGTTCAAACATTATTTCATACTCCTCGTAATCAAATTCATCATTGACAAAACCATCTAACATTGTCTTATGTAATTCTACATTTCCAATGTTAGTTTCTTGAATGATTTTATAAGAATCAGATTCAAAATCAGAAATCTTTTTTTCAATGGTTTCAATACGATTTTGTTCTGCAACTCTTTCAGCTTCCTTTTCAATTTCCTTACGCTTTTCCTCAAACTTAATTAAAGCATCAACTGAATCTTCCAAACTAACATTTAAGTCTATTAATTCCTTTAAATTAGCCTTGTCTTTTTTCTTGTAACTCTCAAATACACTTACGTTATTTTTTTCTATTTTCTGAATTAAATAACGAGGTTCTCGAAGCTCTGCACGAATTGAAACCAACTCTTTTAATTCACTCGCATCAAAGTTTTTGTTTTCTGATAATTCAGAAACTCTAATTGAATGCTTTAAATTTAAAGCTACTAAATTTTTCTTTGCCATATCAAAATCTGACAACAACATCAAACTCTTATCCGATGCACCCATAAATTCCTTTATTGAAACTTCTTTAGTTCCAAATACCTCTAATTGCTTTTCCATTTGTTATTTTGTTCTCCAACTTGTTACGTTACTAATACAAAGATTTGAACCTACTTGTGCATTAATCCAATCTCCAGGTGTTAAGATAAATTTCTTTTCTTTTCCACTACATTGATTACGAATTACAACAGAATAATCCTGTACGTTATCACTAATGATTAATCCGCAATTACAATCTTTTGGTGCTGTTACTACATCTTCTGGCTTTGAACATGATGCTAATAAAACTACCGATAACATAAATACTACTTTTTTCATTTTAAATTGATTTTAATTATTAATTGTTTTTTGTTTAATACGTTTTTTCTAAATTGCTTAATGGTTTATCGTAATCAGGTTCTTTAGGATTTGTTTTAAAATCTTCTCTAGGAACAATCTCTTTTACTTTTGGAAATCCATCTAATCCTGGAAAATTTAATCTCTCAAAATTTGTTGGACTTTGTTGCAATCCTATTGACTTTTCTTCTACTCTAAAAATCCTGCTATAAACTCGAACCAAATACTTTACTTTCTCAACAGCTTCTGCTATGCTTTGTGCTTCAATTTCTATCTCCCTATCCACACATTCATCATTTCTTTCAGCATAATAAGAAACAATGTAAGTTCTACTAATCATGCTCAATTACTTCTTTTACAACATCAAAAAAATCTAAATTGTAGTCCTTTAAAAAGTTGTAAAGCAATCCTACAACAGCAGGTGCTTGTTTACCCATTTTTGTAATTGACATACGATTAAATCCGTTTTGTTCTGCCAATGCACTTAATGTTAGTTTCACACCTTTCTCTTGCTCTAATTTAATTAGAATTGTTTTAAAGTCTAATAGAACTTTTTTCTTCTCACAAATTTCTGATTTTGTGTTCACTACTTTTTTTGGTAGTTTTTTCATAGGTCGCAAAACCTCTTTTTCTTCACTCATAATATTATCATTTGATTATTAATTCTGCAAATATATACTTTTATATTTCATTAGCAAGTTTTTTTAATATTATTATAAATAAAAACATTTTATAATTGTCTTGATACATATTTTATATACTCTAAATGTTTATTTTTTGTGTCTAATAAAACTCCATCTAATGAAAAGTACATAAAAGTGTTTTTATCATATTTTAAAAACCTATGAAGTTTTGCATGAAAAGAAGGTGTTAGCTCAATAATATCTTTAGCATATATCTTTTGATAACTCCAATGATGTAAATGATTTCCTTTTATAAAAGGTTTTAATCTACTACACTTAATATAAGCATTATATTTTTCAGGATAATTAATTCTATATTTTTGCATATCTCTTTTTTTTATTTCTGGAGATTTTTTATGCTTTTCTAAATAGTTTAATCTATGGTATTTATCTCTATGCCTAATTTTTTCATTTTGTATCCAATCTTTATCCTTTCCTAATTCTTTTTGCCTTAAATTAGAATCTTTTTTAGTACAAACCTTGCATTTATTTAAATGACCATCAGCCATTTGTTTATGCACATAAAAATCACTTAATGGTTTTTCTAAACCACATTTAAAACATTTTTTCATAATAAAACAAGAATCCTCTAGTGAGTACCGCCAAGTAAACTCAAAAGAGGATCTTAATTAAACTTTAATCTTGGCGGATTTGCCACAAAGATAATGTTTTTTTTTATTAGTTTTACTTTTACGGGATAACTAAAAACCCTAAATTAAAAGGTAAATCATCTGTTTCCTCCATCTCTTTAATTTCTTCTGGAGTTGCTTCGTGAACTTTACTTACTGCTTCCCAAATTCTACCATTTCCTAAATAAGTGCTTAAAACAGTTTCTCCTGCTTTCTTTGCTTCTACTTGTTCCTTTGATAAACAAACTCTAACTGAAAAGTCATTTCCGTATTTATCTTCTTGATCATTATCCCAAGTTTCTAACATTAAATACTTTTTTCCGTTCTCATGGATTAAGATTCTTTCCTTTGGAATATCTGTTAAGCAAATACTCATTGTTCTCCTTTTACCTGTTTTCATTTTCTTGTTTTTTAAATTCTGTTAGTAATACTCTCTTTGGATTTTTTTCAGAAGCTAACCATTGCTTCAAACAGTCTTGTGAATGTTTCATTTTTAATTGTTTTAAGTTAATTTTAATTTATTTATTATTTCATAAATGAAAATATATGTTCTATTATTGGCAAAGTCCAACCATCACCGAGTAATGATCCTGCCTTTGCTTTTGTAAGTATTGAAGTGTAACCATCGGGGAATCCTTGCAAACGTTCCATTTCAATTTGGTTAACTGTTCTAACAATTCCATCTTTATATGAATAAAGATTATTATTGCTTTCCATCAAACAAGGGCTTTTACCTTTTGTTACTCTACCTCTGCGAGTTGTTGAAGTTGGAAAAGCTAAATCTAAACAATCATTTTCTGTAATTACATCATAACCTTTTAAAGTATTTGTTTTGCAACGAAATTCGTTGTTTTCTTCATAGATTAAAGTTAACATTCCTGTTGTTTCGTTTCTGTGTTTTAAATATTGTTGACTTCCATCTCTACCACTACCAGTGTTTAAACAAGTATGTTTATCAGTATCAACATAAATCATATTAATAAAATCCTTTGACGCTCTTTTTTTTATACTATCTTGACTCTTACAAGCTCTGCTTTCACTTTCTAATAATGCCAAAGCCTTTACCCTTTCAATTGTTCCTCCAGTAATAATATCCTTAAACATTATTCCCCTATCTTTTGGTTGAGGTATATCCGTAACAATATCAAACATCGTTTCTTTTGTTTTTATATTGCTCCAATAATATCGGTCACGAAGTTGAGCAGTTACTAAACTACTATTAATTCGTACCGGATAAACTCCCAAAGCTCTGCTCATTATTCCAACATCTAACTTTGACGCACTTCCAACATTCTCTTGTAAAAATAAAACCTTTGGATTAAGTGATTTTATATAGTCCAACATTTTGACAAATACAAAAAATAGACTTGACTTTTTACCGTTTATGCCTGCTCTTTTACCAGCTGCGCTTAAATCTTGACAAGGAGATCCACTTAAAATCAAATCAATACTTCCCCAATCTATATCCCATTCCTTCCATTTTGTCACGTCTCCAACTTGGATAGTATCGGGGAAATGATGTTGTGTTAATTCGATTGCATAAGGTTTTATTTCGCTTGAATAGTATTTATCAACTTTTATACCTACATTCTCTAAAGCTTGTCGCCCTGTATTCATTCCATTGAATAGTGAAAGTACATTAATTTTTTTTGCCTCCATGTATTTTACTTAATTGATATTGTTTTGATAATTCTGGATTACTTTCTAATTCTCCATTGTGAAATAAACAACAGGCTTTTAGAAATCTTTTATCTACTAATAATGAAATATTATTATCTCTCGCCCAATCATCATAAAACCCTTTTCTACCAGCAGTATGCTCTATGGTATTGGCTACATTTTTACAGCCATCAATAAAACATATAAACTTTGCTTCTGCTAAAACCTCTATTCTTACTTTTTCGTATATAGGAATTAATGCTTTTCTCTTATCCGAAACTTTAGGAATTTTGTAAAGTGATTTTAGTTTTAGATTTGGTTTTCTATTTTTATTCATACAAACAGAACCGCAGTATTTCTGTAAGCTATTGTATTGCTTAAATTCATTACTGCAATTCTTATCTGCACAAACTTTTAGTTTAATATCAGCCAACTTTTGACATCGTTACAACACCATTTAATCCGCTTTCAATTGGTTCACTTCCAAAAAGCTCACCGCCACGCTTTCCTTTGTAAATAAATGACCAAACCTCTTTTTCAATTTCTGTAAAAGCACATTCTGCTAAATCTCCAATCATAATTACTTCTTCTACTGAATTAGTAATTTCTGAATCAAATCTTATTACAGGAGAAGTAATTGCAATAGTTCCTAAATCAGTTTGTAATGTTCCAGAAATTTTAATTCCTTTGCTTTCTTTTGCTCCAATAACTGTCAAACCACTTATTGTTACGTTTTCAATTTCTTCGTGCCAAAATGTAATTGTTTTTTTTAAAACTTGATCATTTTTACGATTGTGTTCTCTAGCAAAATCCCAACCTTGATTTAATCCTAAAGCATAAGCAAAAACTTCTTTTAAGCTATGTAAAGCATCATAATAATCCTCACTTGGTTTACTATCACTATCTACCGAATAAAGGTCGTTACTTTGGTTCAAATCAAACCAATCAATCTCTAAACCTTTCTTTGCATTGAACTTTACTTTTTTTAGTTCAAAGTCCTTTAAATCTACTTTTTTGTTCATTTTTAAAATATTTAATTGTTATTCTTCTTTGACAAATGTACCATCTATCATTTTACCTTTTCTTTTTGCAATTACGTTGTAGGCACTCTCTAAACATTCTGTAAGTTTTAATCCTTGCATTTCTGCCTGAATAATTATTGTTACTAAAATATCTCCTAAAGCATCAATGATTTCTGCTTTATCATTATTAATTATAGCATCAAATAATTCCTCAACTTCTTCACTTGTTTTATTACATTGTGCAATAGGTGTTCCTTTTTCAAAAATACCTTTTTGTTGCGCCCACACTATTACAAGTGCTTCTAATTCCTGATAACTTTTGCTCATTCTTATTTATATTTAATTGGTTACTAATTTAAAACAATTCAATTTGATTTACTTCATTTTTAAATCTTTTACTTGCTGCAATAAACATTTTTTCATCTATTTCACTTGCAATACATTTTCGATTTTCTTTATGACAAGCTAAACCAGTTGTAAAACTTCCAGCAAATGTGTCTAATACAATATCATTTTCTTTTGTATGTATTAATAATAATCTTCTTAACATATCAATAGGTTTTTCAGTTGGATGTATTCTTTCAGCAACACTTGGAACATTGTACTCAAAAACTCTTAATTGATTTTTATATCCAATATTGTTAAAAGTTGCTCCTTTACCTCTTACATAAATCATAAATTCAGTATCTCCAATATATTTTCCATTTCCTAAAGGAATTGGATTTGGCTTTTTCCATACTAATAAAGTAACTGAATAACCTTTATTTTCAAACCAATACATAGTTTTAGAAACTTGCTTATTGCTACAAAATATTACAGCATTCATAACTTTTAAAACTCTTTCGTATTCGCTAAAATAATTATCAAAATCAAAACCATTACTTAAATATTCAATTCCTTTATTTAAAAGGTTTCTATCTTTAAAACAACCACCTCCATTACTTGCTTCAATTTCGTATGGAGGATCTGTCAAAATAAAATCTATACTATTATCATTTAATGATTTTAATAATTCTAATCCATCAATATTTTTAAGTTCTATCATAATTTTATATAAAAAACAAATCTAATTCTTTTTGTTCACTTTTGACTTTTCCAAATATTCTAAAAATCATCTTGTGTTCTCCTTTAACAAACTTTAATTTTATTTCATCAATACATTTTGTATTATCATCAGCAATTGTATTGGTTGTTATAATTGGTTTTTTGTACTGTATTGCTTTTTTAATCTGTCGTTCTGTTGGAGTTTTTAATACATCTAAAAAAACCTTTAACCAAAAGTTTGCCTTATTATCTAAATCAATATCAGTTACCTTATGATATTCAAATTCCAAACGCATTTTTTCTAATTCTGGTAGTGATTTTAAATGTGGGTAAAGATACTCTTTACAATCATAAACTATTTTTGCAATTGTAAAAGCATTTCCATTATCGCTATAAAATAAGTTTCCTGATAAATAAAACCTTAACTTTAATACTGGCTTTCCATTCCTATCAAACTTTGGTTTTTTATAAACCATATCCCAATGCGTTGGAGGATTAATTAATATTATTTCTTTTATTAAATCCATAATCAATTATTTTTACCAATTTCAAACATTCTTTTTATAAGTATTTGCATTGAATCAGTATGGTCGTGCAGCACTCTTAATAAATCATATTCCTGATTTGCTATTTTTAAATTCCAACCAAAACATTTGCTTTTGTTTATGTAGTAAGCAAACTGTTTGTTCAATGTAAAATCATCTAATCTGTAACTTTTTTCTTTTGGCGTTAATTGCTTTTTTTTCATTTTATTTGTTTTTACACTTATTAAAAAATCTTCTGATAAAATATTGTCTGATTAATGATGCACAAAAAAATACAGAAGTAATAAGAATGTTTTGCTGAAATGTAACTGGAATATTTAGTAAAGGATATAATAATGCTTGTATTCCAAAACTCATACATAATCCAACTACTGTTTGTGATAGGCTTTCCAATACGGACTGATACCTAGTTTGTTTTTTCATTTTTTGGTTTTTAATAGGTTATAGTAGTAAATTATTGTTTTTGCTACTGAATCATTTATTTCTTTTTGTAAAACTTTTTTTGGAAATGTTTTTAAAACTCCATTGTTAT